CGGAGCGACGCTGTTCCCTGTCTGCGCGAGACCAGCAGCATCGGTTCCTGATGGCAATCCGATTTGCGGAGAAGTTGACGTGTCGGCTTGATTGTTGGGAGCCAGAAGCGCCTGCGCCGGATCGTCAGACGGGTCAGGGAGGAGCGAATTCGATTGCGGTGTTGCCATGGTAGACTTACGCTCCTATGAAAAAAAGATTGCTCATCGCGGCCGTGCTCCTAGTGACGGCGATGTTCACCGTCTTGGTATTTCACGATCCGTTCGGAACAAGATCCGTCAAAATATATGACGTGATGGACTTTTATATTTTGAAAAATATAAAGTGAAACTCACCCGATTCTGATGGCTGAAATGAACGATCCGACGTTTCCAAGGCTGCTTGGATTGGCGTGAATCTTTCCAGTAGCGGAAGAAGTCTCCCTTACTGAAATTCTTAGGTTTCCAACTGGATTCGCGATGAACCCAGAGAGAGACGCACTGGTATCTATGCTGGGCGTGAGAGTACCTTGTACTGTCGTAGCCCCAATGATATTCGTGCCGTCGTGTAGTTTTACGACGTAGACGTTGTTGTTCAAAGTGTCCTGCAGGGACACGGTCCCGCTGACAAACCATGTGCCACTGTTGCCTTGCGCAATGCTTGGGCCGTCGAAAAAGGCTGCGGGGTTGCTCAGGTTCACATCCGCCGTCAAAAAATTATTCAGCGGGGAGAGCATGGCGGAGGTGCCGCGGAGGGCACCGACGACATTCACGTTGCCTGCGCTGACGTTGCCGGTGGCTGAGATCGCCCCTGTGGCGTTGAGGTTCGTAACGCCAGCTTCAGTGGCGTTCAGGTTGTTCAGAGAGGCGTTTCCTGCTGCCCTCAGCGTGCCGGTCGCGTTCAGATTCGTAAGACCGACCTCTGTGGCGTTCAGGTTGTTGAGCGATGCGTTGCCGTTGGAGTCGATGGACAATGCGGAAAGGGTGTTGCCGCCATCGCCAGTCCGTAGACTCACAATGAATCCGGCTCGGTTCGCATTGCTGTTTCCGCTGGCAACTATGCGACCAACAGGATCTAGCCATTCCATTGACACGGAATTGTTGACACCGAGTGTACTGGTGCCAAGAGCTCTCACCGCATGGTTCGATACGATAGGCCCATTTGCGACAAAGCTGCCAGAGACTTCCAGTCCGTTATTCGACGCATTCCAGACAAAGTTGTTGCCCTGCACGACCTCGTTGTTTCCGCCTCCGTAGAGGACTGCGCCTGGGGTCAGCGTCATGGCCTCTAGGGCGGTCGAGCCTGGGTTGATACGGACGAGACGGCCGCCCGTGCTGGTGAGGGAGGGCATTTTGTCGAAGGACGCCTGCAGGCGAGTGAACTCTGCGCGTATGACAGCCGAAGACCCGGAAGAGCCCGTGCTTGGCGCTCCATCCGCCGAGTAGAAGTCGTTAGCCATTGGTCTCCTCTATCTGATCTGCCTGCGCGGCGTGTAGTTGATGACGCCGCCAGTGATACTGAATGGTGAAAAATAGTCGCCGACTGAAGTGATGGCGAGGCTGATGTTCTCTGCTTCCCCGGTGATCTCAACGGTAGAAGGAGCAAGCGTGACGCCGTCCCAGACGAAGGCGTCCCAAGTGAAGGCATCCCAGAAGACGCTCTGAAGGTTGCTGACGACAGTCGTGGCATCTGGTTGAATGACCGAACTCAAGCCGTAACCAAGGCTGTAGCCGAAACTGAATTCCGTGTAGCCGCTGCCGTTCACCTCGAGCGCGCCGTCGCGGTAGCCCTTGAGGGTCCTGACGCCGTGCGAGAAGTTGTAGGCGAGGTTGATGTAGGCCTCGATGTCACTGCCGTCGAACGACGTACCCTTGTCCATCTGGAACACGAAGCCGTCGTCGCCTCCGAAGAAGCTGATCTCAGAGCCGTCGTTCTTGCGGCCGTGCCAAGCACAGCGCACGGTATGGGCGAATAGGACCGGCATGAGACCGATCGGCTTCTCGCCGACCATCGTCATGTAGAAGCCGAAGTTGTTGGTGAAGAAGATGCGGTACTGCGATAGATCGCGGCTGATGGACGACGCGATGGCCGTCGTCTTCCATTGCGTGAGGAGCGTCTTGACGCTGTTCGATAGCACGCCGGACACGAAGTTACCGAACCGCTGCGTCGTCGCCAGATCAGTGATGCCCTGCTGGTCGAGAAACGTCGGCTGGACAAGACTCTGAATCGTGTAGGCAACGGCGCCGATCTCGTCGCGCTGCGGGATCAGCTGGTAGTCGCTGTCTCCGGTGCCGTATAGGATTGAGACGCGGCCGGTCGTGAAGATGGCGAGAGCTCCCTGCGTCGTAGTGCCGGGCAGCACTTGGAAGCCTGTAGGGTCGTCGCCTATTGCGATCTCGGCTGCGCCCGTGATGATCGTCCACTGGTAGGGAAAGCCCGGGGCCGAATGCTGGATCGAGCCGCCGCGGAATCCTAGAAATAGCTGGTAGAGGTGATCTTGGACGTGGGTCGGCTTGTCTGTCACCATGCCCGTGTTGATCGGCACCGTGACGCTGCCGTCGAATTCGTGAGCCCTGTTGATACCGTCCACCCAGTAGACGCGCTTGGTCCCGGTGCTGCCCGTGAAGTTTGAGACTACGGCTTCGTAGCGGCCGTCTGGCAGCAGCGTAATCGCACTAGAATTCGCGGCGATAGTGGCGACGTTCAGGTTCGCGCCGACGTTCAGGTTCTCGGCGACGAAAACGCCTGTCTGGCTGGCGAAGATCAGATGGCCTGCTGCTGTGCCAGCTGCGAAGGTTCCGGTCTCAAGTTCGACGCGCGTCAGGACTGCCGTGGCACCGCTGGTGGCACCCGTGATCGTGTCGCCTTCCTGCATGACGTAGACGCCACCGGAAGTGAAGGCGAGTTCCCTGCCGAGAGCAACGGCGACCCAGCCTGCTCCAGAGGACTTGTAGAGGGCCGCCGCGGTGCCGCCGGCATTGTTCCGGAAGGCATAGTTGACGTCGTTGTAATAGAAGCCGCCGAGGATCTTCCCTGAACCCGGTACGGCGGCTACCAGGGTACGGTAGTAGTCGGCGGCCAAGTTCTTGTATTGGGCGTCCAGCTTGGCGGTGCCGGCGCCCCCGATGGTCCCGGCACCGCTCGACACTGAGATCGTTCCGGCGCCGACGTTCAGGTTCTCGGCTTGAAAGGTGCCTGTCGTAGCCGTCAGAACGAAATAGGTCGCCGTAATGGCGAGGATGACGCCAGTCGCTCCAGACGTGGCTCCGTGCAGGGTATTTCCTACCGCGCCGCCAGTGATCGCCGTCGCCGCCAGGATCGTATAGGCGCCGTCCGAAGGCGATGCCTGACCGTCGGACCTCTCATAGCCTGCAATGCGCCGGTAGCCTCCGTAGATGCTCGCCTCGAAATTCTGGGCGGCCCGGCAGCGTCCGGGCTTCAGCTGAAACGGTGGCGTGACGACGTCCAAGCCGCCGGCAAGGATGATGGGTTCCGGGATGATCCGCGGCGCTGCAAACCCCTTTCTCATGCCAGCGGTGCAGCCAAGGCGACCGGAGGAAGTTGGTCGGCCTCGAGTTGCCGCATGAGCTTCATGCCATCGCGTTGCCCGCGCTCCAAGACTTCTGACGCTGCATGGAAGAGACCGTACTTCTTCATCGCTTGGAAGACGATGAGTTGGTCGAAGTCCTCGGGGAATTCAGCGGTGTCGCCGTCGGCAGCAAAGACCTTCGCCGACATCTGGTACTCGCCCGTGACGGTGTTGATGGCGTCGGGCTTGGGGCCGATGACGAGGTTGTTCTGCGGGTCGATCGTGACGTGAATGATCGGGCCGTTATTCTGGGTGCCGATCCTGTAGATGGAGAGGAAGTACGGCCAGTCGATCCACGACATCCAGCCTTCGGACGACACCCCGGTCGCCGTGATGTAGCGTTTGATGTTCATGGAGCCAGCGTCGTCGAACGGCCACCAGCGTTTGAAGCGCGTGAGCGAAAGCGAGAGTCTGGTGTCCGTGCAGTCCGTCGGCGCGTAACTGTCATCGCCGACGACCGTGTTCACGGTGAACTTCGACCGCATCCACTTCCAGTTCGTGTGCTTGTTCTGGATCTCGGTATGGGCGTCCTTGATCCACTTAACCAACCTCGCCGCCTCGCCGACCTGCCCTGTGGTGGCAGAGACAGCGGAGGCGTTACCCGTGACGCCAGCCTCGAGGGCGAGGTCGTTCACGAGTTGGAGGAAGGTCCTGTGGGCCATGGGCTATACCGGCAACGGTGTCTCCTCGGTTGTGTTTTCCTGATAAATGAGTTTGAAGACGTTCAAGAACGCCTCACTGTCGTCCGGCTGGAAGAATCGTTTCTGTACGTCCACGCCGCGCACGAGCTCGGCGGCGAGCGCACGGTAGTCATCGTTCTGCATCTTGAGGACAGCCTC